GTCGTGCTGTCTTGGGGTGGAGCGTCGAGCAGGTGCGGCAATGAGCCTCACACCAGGTCAACAGCTCGTATACGACGGTATCGTTAAGGGTCACAGCAACCAGCGCATCGCCGATGACATGAAATCGGCGGAAAAGACGGTCAAGCAGCACGTGACCGCGATCCTGAAGAAGACCGGTCACCGCACGCGCTGCGAGCTGATCGCCGCTCACTACACCCGCTTGGTCGAGCTGCTGCGTGAGGAGCTCACCGAGGCTCGCGAGATGCACGAGGTACAGAAAACAGAGGCGGCGGCCTAGACCCCGTCCGCTTTTGGCAGGGGGCCCGGTGCAGATGGAACCGGGCCGCCCGACCAAAGGCAGCAGGGGTTGCTGTCGAGGTGGAGGGTCTAGCGATGGCACGCAAAAAGAGCAGGAAAACAGGCGCGATCAAACTGATGATCGCTTTGGACAACGACACGTCCGGGATTCTGGCCGATGAAGCAACACAGGCGGCCAACGAGGATGGCATCACCCAGGCTGTGATCGACCTGATCGAGGATCAAAACTGGTCACTACGTGATGGTGACTCGATTCGCATCACGGTGATCGAGGACTAACCACCATGCCACATGAAAGACATTGCGATTGCCCGCGCTGCGAGTTTGATCGCACCGACGGTCAGCGGCGAGAGTTTGAATTCTGGACGCTGGAAGCCGCGCGGCACCTGGTGATTTTCTGGGATGCGCATGCGCGATTGCAGCGGCTGATAACCGACCGTGGCTAAACGGGTGTGGGTCAGAATCGGAGGCGGCATGCTTCGGGTGCAGCCTCTCAACAAGCGAATTCGAGACGGGGTGGCCGCGGTCAACGCGGCTCTCGATAAACTGTCACAGAGGACGAACAAACATGACGAAGCAGTTGACAACCAAAATGCCGCAACAGGTGGCAGCGGCCGCGATTGTGGGGCCGCAGCTGGCGGCAGCACCCAGGAAGGGCCCGAAGCGAGTAGCGCCGAAGCGCAAGGATCCGCCGCCGGCGAGCCCGCCGCGACCCACGGTGCCGGAGATGAGCGGCCAGCAGTTGAAGGTCGTAGAGCTGTACCTGGCGTCCAAACAGGCGCTGCGAGCGCTGGATCGGTGGGCCACCTTCTTGCATGGCACGGGTGGCCCGGATCCACACAAGCACTCGCGTGCGCGCTTGCGCCTGGCGCTCGACCTGGTGGAGCAACTGCTGTGAAAAAGCTATCGCCGGACGAGTTGAAAGCAGCGGCGCTGCATCAGATGCTCGAGGCGCTCGAGCTGATCGAGGCTGCACAGAACAACTTGGCCGGTGCGTGCCAGAAGCTGTCAGCGCTCCAGCACGGCGCGGGCATGTGGTCAGCCACCTGGAAGCTGCACGAGCGCGTCAAAGCCCACTGGTACCGGGTAGACACGTTTCGCCATCAGGGACGGTTCAAACTCGACCAGGCCAACGTCGACGCGCTGCAACTGAAGTCGAGCTATCCGTGATAGGTCCGGCGTACATCCTCAGTGTGTGGCTGCTGTACGACCCGCAGATCCCGCCGGTGACGTGGGAGGTGCCATCGCTCGAGCAGTGCCAAGCGCAGGCAGACCTGTGGAACCAGGCGGCATTGCAGTGGCTCGACAGGGTGGAGCGGCAGAGCGGTCAGAAGCTGACGCGCACCATTGTCAGCCGCTGCGATCCGGTGGGTCAGGAAATCTGAATGGATCGGACGTCGGCACCGGCGTTGCGCAGCATGGCCTCGATCAGCGGCGAGCTGCGATAGATCTCGGTGATCATGCGCGGCACGAAGGCCTTCCGTGTGATCGCGGCCAGTTCATCCCAACTTCCGTACGTGACCCAACCGCCGGCTGGCGGCAAGATGATCGTCCGACGCGGCGCTAGTAGCTCGAGCAGTTCCTCAGCGAGGGCAGGCGCGACAGCAATCGCCGGCACTGCTGCCAGCGCGCGTATTAGGAACTGGCGGCGGTTCATCCAGCCACCGCCATCTTGGGCATGCCGCAGTGTTCGATTACGTCGACACCGACGATCTTCAACGTACCAGCGGCCGGCGCCGATTGCCCATGTTCGTAAGCGTATGCGCTCACTTCGCGGTACACAGTCTGCCAGTCATCCGGATGTAGGCACCACTGGAAAGTGGGGGTCGCACGCGATGGCAACCTAGCCAACTCAGGTTGGCGCCAGCCAGCCTCGTCCGCGTAGGGCTGGTTACCCTGGTAGTGGTACAGAACGACGTTCGTGGTGTCGTCAATGCCCCAGTCGACCGCCATGATCCGCCCATCGCTGTGCCACCCGCCGCGCGGCGGCAGGAAGATGGTGCGCGTGGGTGCGAGCAGCTCGGCGAGCTCAGCACCGGCAACCACCCCGACGCCGAGCCCACCTAACGCCTGCAGGAAGCCGCGACGGTTCATCCGCCCGCGTCCTTGATGGCCTTCTCGACGCGGATCGGGGGCTGGCCCTTGCCCTGCTTGAAGCTACCGTCCGGGTTGTAGCTCGAGGAGCCACGCGGCCGCGCTGCGGGAGCGCTGCCTGCCTTCGCGTGGTAGGCCTGGTCCGCCTGGATCATGTGTTTCATGTAGGCGTCGACCTGCGCGTCAGTCGCCGGCGTGGCGGCCTTCTGCTGGCGTTGGGGGTTGGGGGGCTGGTACCCGGTCGGGGTCCCGTACACTTTGGGGCCAGGCATAAATCGTTCTCCAGGCGTTGGGATCGCTCAGCGCTTTCATCAGTCGACCGATGAAGGCCGGATCCCGCAGTTGCTGTTCGGTGGGCAGTGCCATCAGTTGCCCTTGGTAGGGCCCCGAAGGATACCAGCCCCGCCACCGACCGAGAGTAGCGCACGGCGCATCAAGCTCAAATCGAGCTCCGCCTTTGCGGCCACAACCTGGTAGTAGTTCTCGCGATTGAAGGGATGAATGCCCAGCGCGGGTGCCGCATTTGGGTCGTCGGGTGGCGCGTTCGGGTTAGGAACAGTCGTCACCAGGGCGGCGGCAAACAGGATGTCGACTAGGGCGGCGAGACCGTACTGAAGCTGCTTGATCTCGAGCATCAGCTGCACGGAGTCCACGGCGGAAGGGACCCCGCGCCGCGCTTCAACCGCCTGTACCTCGCGGGTGAGCTTCACCACTTCCATGATGGCGTTGGCGCGGTGCGCGAAGGCGCGCTGCTCGGCTGCGGACATGGGCTTTGCGGTGTTGATTTCCACGGGGATATCAGGCTTGGGTTGGTCGGTCACGCGGATTCCTTTTTCAAATTGTCCAGGACGATCCGAGTGCGCTGGGTGCACAGGGCAACACCCTCCTGGATGCCTTCGACATACAGCCGTTCCAACCGCTGCAGCAACTCAAGTTCACTGAGCGCGCAGATGCCGCACGACGCCTGGATGACTTTCGCCTTGATGGTGATCAGGTCGATATCGCCGTTGTCCATGGGCATGTGCGCTACTCCTGCGGTGAGTCGGGGAGCTGCTCGGCGAGGGCGGCCGCCGCCGGATCGGCGTTGACCTCGAGGGGTAGCTCCGGCTGGTCAGCGTCGGCGGTGAATTCGTCCACGCCGGTCTGATAGTCGTTCGGATCCACCAGCACGAGCACCAGGTTGCTGCCCACGCGGTGCATCAGCGCGTCGAGTGCCTCCTCAGCACGGTCAAACAGCAAGGTGGCCTTCACGCCATCCTTGACGGTGATCTGCTGCAGGGTGGCGGTGATACTGGGCTGGCCAGTAGAAACGATGCGCCGCGCGGCAAGCTTCGTCGCACTGCTGATCTGGGTTCCCATGCGATCGAGAATTCGCTGTTGCTGCTCCTCCGGAAGCGACCTCCACACGTCGGGCATGTGCACGAGCTCGTCGCGCAGCACTCGCATGAGGTAGGTCCCCATGTTGTCGGTGATTCCGTAGAGTTTGGTCAGGTCGGTCATGGTTGGGTTGTCCCCTGTTTGTTGAGCCAGTAGTGAGCGAGCAGCAGCGCTTCGGCGCGGCCGTCGTGTTTTGCGAGTCGAAGATCCGCGGCCGGATACAACAGGCGTGCCTTGTGCAGCGAGGACTTCTTGCCGCTCGACAGGCCCAGCGCACGTTTCCACACCGCCGGCGTCACCAGGTGGATGGGCAGGAACTGCGCCTGCACCACGGAGAGGATGGAGCCGAAGCCGACGCCGAATTTGAAGGAACTAGAGACGCCCTGTTTGGGCATGGGGCCCACGCGCTCGATGACAGCGAGCCCTGGGGGTTGCCCCTCTTTTATCCGCCGCATGAGATGTGTCAACTCGACACCGTCGACCCAGGTGAGTTTGCCGTCAGTCGCGAGCGGGATGTCCCAAACGCCCAGGAACAAGCCAGCTTGAGTGATCGCCGCGATCCCGCCGGTCTGCCCCGGATCGATGCCGATGATGGTTGAGTTGGTCATGGCTTGTGCGGCTCCAAAATAACGTTGCAGCGGATGCTGACTTCGCGCGTGCCTGCGGAGTCCACCGTAAATGACCGGCCGATCACCTTGTAGGTCGCCTTGCGGATGTTCACCAGGTCACCGTCGTTCGGCTGAAAAGATGAATCGAGTGTCAGGAACGGCTGTGGTTTGCCGTTGTGATAAAACTCGAGCCTGTCGCTTGTCATATGTCCTCGGGGGAGTCGTTGAATTCCGAATCAAAGCCGGCAGACGGATTTGCACCGACGACCCTCCCGCCATGTGAGAGGTTGCCTGCTGCAGGTGGCTTCCCCCCGGCAGTCCGCTCTACTCGCTGAGCTATACCGGCACCGCCCTTTAGCGGCAGTTTGGTTTGGTCCGCCTTCACGTGGCGCTTGACCGTACCCTCGAAGTGTTTGTTGACCCGCTCGCCGACGTGGCGCGCGTCGATCTTGTATGTGACGCCGTCGATGTCGACGTATCCGTACCAGCAGCCAGGCTGGCCACGCGCTTTGAACATCCGGAAGCTATTCATCGGGAGAACCCACGCTTGCCGCGCTCGAAACCGCGGTTGTAGGCATGCTGCATGTCGAGCCAATAATCACGGCTGTAGCGAGTTGGCAGAAACGCCATGACCAGCCCACCCACCCCGACGCCGAGCACGAAGGCGAAGAACCCAATCAGGTAGGTCTGATCGCTCACGTGACCTTGTCCGGGAGCTCCTTCATGAGCTCGTCGACGGTCTTATCGAGCTTCGCGGCCATCCGCTGCAGCACACCCAGCGAGGGCTGGCGCTCGCCGGACAGAATGCGAGACATGTGCCCCTTGCCCACGCGGATCCTCTTGGCAAATTCAGTCTGGGTGATCTGGTGCTTTTCGCAGTACTTGGTCACGGATTTCATCGGCGCAAAGCCTAACAGGGATACGCCGGGTTGCCTAGCGGGCAACTGTGAGGCATGCTGCCCGCCCGTTCACGAGAGGAAAAGCATATGGCACTGTGGGAGGTCGACGACGGCAAAGCCGTACGTCTCATTGATGCGCGCACCACGGCCGGCGCCCGGTCGTTTGCGGCGCAAACGTCCATCAGCGTGCAGAAGGCCACGCTGACGCGGATCCACACCCTGGCCGCTCGAGGGGTGAAGATCGAGCAGGCGACCGGCGAGCCGGGCGCCTCCGCGGAGGCGATCGTTGCCGACGCCCTAGGCGACTCTGCGGAGGGCGAATGAACACCCGCCCGCAAGCAGCGCCAGGGGGCAGGCCACCGGGCAAGGACGTGGCGGTCGCGAAACCGCGAATAGTCGAGTTGTTCGGCGAGCGTTACAACGTGGACCCGAAGGAAGTTGTGCCGGTGTTGCTGGGCACTTCCTTCTCGGTCAAGCGAGGGGATCCGCCGGCCACCCGCGAGGAGCTAATCCAGCTGCTGGTCGTGGCGGATGTGTACCATTTGAACCCGTTCACGAAGGAGATTTACGCCTTCCGCAACAAGTCCGGCGGCATCACCCCCATCGTGGGTATTGATGGCTGGGTCAGGATCGTCGAGAGCCAGCCGACGTTTGTGGGCGAAGAAATGCTCAAGGGTTACGACACGGACCTGGGGCCGAAGGGCATTGAATTGGGGTTTTACTACGAATGCCTGGTCCATCGCAGTGACCGGAAGTTTCCGATTTCCCGCCGGCAGTACTACAACGAGAATTACCGCAACACCGACCCGTGGAACATGATGCCAACACGGATGTTGCAGCACCGCGCGTACATCCAGTCGGCACGCGCCGCCTTCGGCTTCGGCGGTATCTTCGATCCGGACGAAGGAGAAGTGATTGCGGTGTCACCCGGCGTCGACTTGCTGCCCGCGCGGCAACCACGCACGGAGGCACCGCGACCGAAAGCCGACGAACCTCCTCCGACAGCCAACGTGGATCAGATCGAGCTCATCAAGGAGCAGTTGGCCAAGACCGGGCTGCCCGACAACCTGATCTTCGCCAAGTTTGAGGTGGGGGACTTCAACGAGATCCCGGCTGAGCGGGCGGCGGATGTGTTGGCTTTCATCAAGGACAACGCGCCGTGAAGATCACCCTGGAAAGCACTACGAAGGTTGTGGACCTGGAGATCCGCAACACCGGTTGCATGATGCCCGCCCGGGTGTGGGAGGGTACGACCGAGGACGGGGTGCCGTGCTTTGCGTTCATCGTGCGCATTTCACCGGCGATTCCCTTGCCCGAGCTCACGCCGGCCCAATGTGCAGAGTTTGAGCGCGATCTGAAGGAGCAGCGCGCTCCGTCAGCGGCGGTGGCCAGCTTTCCGTTGCGCATGGTCCTATGAGCAGCTACGTGATCAAACTCATCGCCACCGCAGTTGGGGCACGGACGCCGCACGACGGCCGCTACGTGAAGGCGTACGAGCCTGGCGTCTTGTTTGAAGATGGCACCTGGGGCGGCGGGTGTCTGGAAACAACGGACAAGATCGACGAAGCGCAGAAGTTTCCTAACGCTGCGGCCGCATGGGAGCGTTGGCGTGTGCAGAAAGGGGTCCGCCCGTATGACGGCAAACCCAACAGACCGCTCACGGCCTGGACGGCTGAATTTGAGACAGTCGAATGAGCGGAAATAGCGACGCCGCCCTCGCGCTGAGGTTTGATCCCGACCGGCACGAGTACTTCGTGGGAGACGAGCGTTATCCGTCTGTCACCGAAGTACTCGAACCGGAGCAGCAGTTGGATGGCATACCGCCCGACGTGCTCGAGCGGGCCCGGATCATGGGCAACCACGTGCACGAGGCCTGCGCGCTGCTCGCTTACAACCGCCTGGATTGGGCCACGCTCGATCCACTTCTCGTGCCGCGCGTTCAGGCGGCACGGGCTTTTCTCAAAGACACCGCCCTCACCGTGCTGCGGGTCGAATACCGGATGGCGGATCCGCAGCTGAAGGTCGCCGGAACCCTGGATTTGTACGGAGTACTCGATCGCAAGACCTGGGTGTTGGATTTTAAGAGCGGCGCGAAGTCCCGCACCTGGGGGCTGCAGTTGGCGGCCTACGATCACCTATTCCGGCGCAACTTTGGCGGGCGGCCGCTCAAGCGCGGAGCCGTGCAGCTGCGCGAGGATGGCAGCTACCGGCTGATCCCGTACGAGGATCCGCGGGATTGGAGCCTGTTTACCTCCGCTCTGAACCTGTGGCACTGGAGGGCCAACACGTGAGTGAGCTTCGGACATCGGATGCGAGCATAGGAGAGAGCATCACCAGTGCTTTGAGGCAGGCATCCCGCGCACGTCACTCTATAAAGGCCGGGGTCACTGCTGCGAAGGAAGGGGGGCCAGAATGGGAATGGCTTGCGAATTCTCTCGAAGATGTTGGGGCGCGGTTACAGACTATGTTAGAGCTTGCGCGCAAGTATCGGCCGCCCCGATGAGCACACTCCCCTCAAATCCGATGCACGGCACAACTGCGATCGGCATCCAGTGCCATACGCAAGATTACATAGTCGCGATCCACGTAGCCGACTTCCAACGAGCCAAGGAAATCCGCGACTACCTCTCATCGCTCGTAACGACATCGGTCGAGACGAGCGAGCCACTGCCGTTAAATGAACGGTCAGACTTGATTCGACTACTTCGCCAGCGATATGCCGATATGGGAGACACGCTGGCTAGAAAGGCAGCAGACGCTCTAGAGCACAGAAGATCAACATCACCAACGGAGCCCACATGACCGCACCTGCCCTGTCCATCACCCCCGCTGAGCGCGAGCAAATCGAGAAGGCGGCCACACCGCTGATCACGGCTGCGCGCGCCTGCACGGTCACAAACGCTGCGGAGTACCGCACCGCCGCCAGCCAACTGCAGAAAATCAAGGGCGCGCAGAAACAGTTGGCGGAGAGGAAAAAGACGATCATGGATCCGCTGAAAGCGGCCGTGAAGGCAGCCAACACGCTGTTTGCGCCACCGGAGAATGAGCTCGACGAAGCCGAAGGCCTGTACAAGCGCCAGATGCTGGCCCACGACGACGAGCAGGATCGGCTCCGGCGGGCCGAACAGAAGAAGCTCGACGATGCCGCGGAGGCGGAGCGTAAGAGGAAGGCCGAGCAGGCGGCGAAGGCTGACGCCGACGCCAAGGCCGCCCGGGAGGCCGGCAACACCGCGAGGGCCGAGAAGCTCGAAGCGAAAGCCGAAACGCTCAGCGACCAGGTGCACGCGATCGTGGCGCCGATCGCGCAGCGGGAGGTCCCGTCCGTCAAAGGGATCAGCACGCGCGAGCTGTGGTCTGCCGTGGTGATGGGAACCGGGGATTTAGTGTTGGCCGTGGCCGCGCAACTGATCCGTGAGCGCTTCTACCCTTTTGCTGTGGGCACTATCGAATCACCGGCCGAGATTTTGGCGCAGCTACTGCGAGCGCCTGTGGTACCCCTCGAAGCGCTGGAGCCCAACATGAAATTCCTCAACAACCAGGCGAAGGCGTTGAAGAGGAACCTGAACTACCCGGGCGTGCGCGCGGTTGTCGACAAGAGCCTGGCTGCGGGGAGCAATTGACATGGCCAACCCGATCAAACCTGACGCCGCCGGCGGACTCGCTAAATACGAGGAGCTGCGACAGCTCTTTCTGAAGCGCACGAGCTTGCCGGCGGATACCCGCTGCACCCTCCACGAGCTGATGGTGCACGCAGGCTACGACATGAAAAAGCACGCGGTGGAGCTCGACCTGGCCACCGTGCTCGACGACCTGGTGATGATTGCAAAGGAGAAAACAACCGATGAATCGTAAAGTCCGTTTCGCAGTGATGTTGCTGGCTGGCCTTCTGCTGGCGCTGCTGATTACGATTGCAGCTCGTGCGGCCATCCCCGCCCGAACCCAGACGTGCGCGGCCGCCAAAACCGGCGACCCTGCACCCGCGTGCACCAGTGTGGTGGTGTGCGCGGTGCCCACCCAGGCAACCGACCAGGTGCGCACCGTGGTAGCCGGTGTGCAGCGCTGGGAGCCGTACGCAACGCTCACAACCAGCAGCCCGGTGGTGAGCTGTGCATCCGGCGGGTGGACCAACTTTTCAGCGCTGAGTATCCCGCTGTTTTCCTCGCTGATCCCGATCCCGCCGCCGCCGGTGGTGGTACCGCCCGTCAAACCGGCGCCGGTGCCGGCGGACTATACGGTCAGCGTGTTGAACACGACGCCGGCGACCGGGGCTGTGTTCAAGGGGTTGGATTCCACCGTGGAGCAGTGCTTTGCGGTGACCTCCGGCGGCAAAAGCGCACAGGTGTGCCTGTGAGCCCTCGTGTCAGGCGCTTCGTCTACGTCACCAGCAAGCGCGGTGACAACTACCACATGGCAGCGAACCGCAGCGAGGGATTGACCTTCTGCGGCCGCCCGGTGCTGGTCGGCAAATGGAAGTGGGTAGTACCGGGTGCCAAGGTCCGCAAGCCGGTGTGCACCCAATGTGCAAAGCGCTCCTAGCTGCGGTGATCGTGTTCGGAACGGCGCTGTTGTGGGTACTGATGGGGGCTGGTGCGAGTGACACGATGGATCGACCCAGCGGCGATTTCAAACCGAGGAGTAAAGACGATGTCCACTGATGAGCAGATCGAGCAGGAGATTCAAGACAAGGGACTGACTGCGCCGAGGGTGAAGCCGGAGGATATCGAGCGGGCCATCCAAAGCGCCGACTACATAGTCTGGCCGGGGACCATGTTGACTATCTGTTGCCTGACGCTGCAGAACGGATTCACGGTCACCGGCGAGTCAGCGTGCGCGAGTCCGGAAAACTTCAATCCAGAGGTTGGAGAAAGGGTCTCGCGGTTGAACGCCAAAGCCAAGATTTGGCCGCTGGAGGGTTACCTGCTGAAGCAGCGGTTGCACGAGGGACCGACCGCACAGTTGCACAAAGATGCGTTTGAAGCGCTGCATCTGCTGGCCACCAATCCGCACCTGGACTTGGGAGACCTGGTGTACACCGTGCGGGAAAAGGAGCTCAAAGGCTGGGACGGTCCCGCAGTCACCCAGTGGGGCACGGCGGTAGCCAAGGTGATCGATGTCATGAAGCGCGCCAAGGAACTTGCGACGCCGGCGGATGACATCCCTTTCTAGTTTCAACCAACCGAGGAGAGAGAAGGTATGCAACGCACACCTGTTGAGTCGAGCCGCATGAAGTCCGTGGGATTCGAGAATGGCGTGATGGAGATCGAATTCCCCACCGGTGGGATCTACACCTACCACGGCCCCAAGGTGGAGGGTCACTACAAGGGGCTGATGGCTGCGGACTCCAAGGGTAGTTACTTCAACAAGCACATCCGCGTCTGTCCCGATACGACCTACAAACGGTTGCCGGGAACCTAACCGCCCTTGGCGATATCGGCGTCGAGCTGCGTGTGGGCGGCCGCGTAGGCCGCCTGCACCTGGCCGAGCTCCTCCGCAGTCAAATCCCGCCCTTCCGCCTGTGCCGTCTGCAGCAGCTGGGTGAGCTGCGTGGCCTGGCTGGTGAGCTGCAGCAACGCGCTCAGCGCGATCAATACGTTACCCATGGTCACTTCCCCTGCTGTTGAGTCAGATAGGTCTGCAGCGCCTGCAGCGCTGTCGTCGCTGAGGCGAGCTTGTCCCCGCCCGTCGCCTCGTCGGTGGCGTAGATGGCCTTGGCCAGGTCGAGCGCTTCCTTCACGTTGTCGATCTGTCGCTCGATATTCCGGGCGTCCGCCACGGTGAGCTTGCGAGCGTTGTACAGCGTGTCCGTGGTGGTCAGCGCAGCGGTGGCCCCTGCGACGGCAATGGCGTACTTCTCGTTGAAGGTCTTTGCGGGCAGCAGCGAGCACGCGGTGATGACGAGAATCACACCGACATAGGCCAGCAGAGTGCGTCTCATAGCTTGGGATCTCCAGGTTGCGGGTACATCTTCCGAGGGTCGTCGGGCGTGTTCTTCAGCGCAAACGAACGGCCACCCGGAATGAAGTCGACCAGTGAGTTAGTGCCGTAGCCCACGGCGATGGCGCTGGCGTAGTTGAGTTGATCGGTCATGACCAGCACCCAGAAGCCCACTACATTGAGTACCAGGGCGGCCATGGTCTCCGGCAGGTACGACCAGTACACGCCACACTTCATCGGTTGACCGGTCTGCCGCACCACGGCGATCTGTTTGAAGCCGTTACCGATCGAGGCTAGAAGCATCAAACCGAACAGAGACGCCGGCGAGGCGAGGATCGACCGCAGTGCGGTTTCGGTCATGTGGCGCGTTCCCGTACGAATGTGACGGGAAGTCTACGCGCGTACGCCGTCCGGAGTGATCGAGTAGTGATCGTAGTCGCGGGTGTGGAAGTCGCCGCCATAGCGGTAGTGATCGCCGAGCGACTTCCACCAGGTGCCGAGCTCCACGTAAGCATCGGGGGCTGTCAGGAAGACGCCGTCCTTGAACAGGTTCACGTCGATCGCCAGGCGCTCCATGTGGAGGCTGTGTGCGATCCCGATGTGATGGTCAGCGTCCCACTGCGCCTGCTCAGGGGTGCGCCAAGCCTCGCCCAGCGTGACCCCATAACCCAGTTCCGCGGCCTTCTGGATCAGCTTTGCGGCCGCCTGGGCAAACTCTTGCTGCAGTGCACTCATCAGTTGGCGTGCACCTGGGCGTTCGCGGCGAGGTTCAACGAGGTACAGATACCTCCGGTTAATTGCCACGCGACGTAATCACCTGCGGTGATGGTGGCGCTGCTCACCGAGGCTGGCGTCGCCGCTCCCGTACCGGTCACCTGCACGCTCGCAATGGTGGCCGGAGACGCGCAGCTGGCCGACGTCCCGCATTCCAAGAGCGCGATAGTAGGGTTAGTGACACACACGAGCGCGGCCGCACTGGCGACCATGTTGTCCACGGTCGTGGTGTGCACGATCTGCGAGTACGTGCCTTTGGTCCCCAGCACGGCGGTGAGCGGACCGGACGCAAAAGTGATGGTGCTTTCAGCCGCAGGGGCTGTGAGCGGCGTCCAGTTGGTACCGTCACTGACAATAAAACCCTGGTCCTGCGTCCACGCATTTCCACAAGGGAAAGTGGCGGCAGTGTAGATAGCGGCCATGTTGGCCGTGGTATCAAACCCCCCGATGCTCGAGCACTGATTCGAGTAGTACAGCCGAGTGGCTTGTGCTGGCAGCGCCAGCAGCGATAAGGCAAGCAGTGCGAGAAAACGCGCGGTCTTCATCGTCAGTCCCTCCCCTAATATCCCATGGCCATAAAGTTCACTGTATCCCCGGATGTGGTTGCACCGGAGATGTTGCACGATGTCGTGCTGCTACCAGTTTGGTTGAACACACCCGGTGTGGTGCGGTCATCCGCGTAACAGGTCCATCCATTGGGTGCGGTCGGCAATGTGAGGGTCACGGTGCACGTGCCTGTGGTGCCCGAGGCGAACTGACCGGCGAACGCACCGCCCACCGTGGCCGAGTTGGCACAGCCTGTCGCGACAAACTTGGTCCCGCCTGAGATCAGGTTCGATCCGTTGATTGCCGTCAGAGTACCCGGAGCGACTGCGCGCACCGCCGCATAGGCGACGATCGGCAGCAGCAGTGCAGCAACGAGAACGGTGAGCTTGCGGATCAAAGGCCTTCTCCGAGAGTGAAGTCAATGGTGCTCGGACCTGCGGCCGCGCCAATCAAGGCGATGTAGAAGCCGGGGCTCTGGCCGTTGCCGGCGGCGTTGGGCACGAGGGCAACCGCGGCGGAAAATTGAAACACTTCAACGACGCCGGATTTGAGTCGCCACCCGGCTTGAGGGGTGCCCGTGGTGACCGTGCCCGCTACTGGGAAGGCGGCCACCGGGTTGTTGGCGCTCGAGGCGACAATCCAAACATCCTGGGGCCCGTTGTTCACGCACCGGATGGAGGCAGGAATCTGCGTGAGGCCCAGGTCCGCCAGGTTGACCGGGGTCACCTGGTTGGCGGCCGCTACGGTGATCGTGAAGCTTTTACCTACGGGTGTGAATGGGCCGGTGATCACCGCTCAATTCTCCGGCAACTGGCCAACTTCGATGTGGTAGCGGCCGTCCTGCTTGCCTCGATCCGGGTGCATCAGGTCGTCGGGAATACCGATCGGATCCTGATAGTGCGTACGGAAGTTGGTGAAATGCTTCGTCATCGGCGAAGCGTCGAGCCGTGCGCGCTCGACCGTGATTCCACTCAGCCGAAGATGATCACGAGTCTGGGGCTTCCCCTGTCTCGACTGGGTTCTCGGAACGGACGGACTGCCTTTGAGCGGCATCATGGCCCCCGCGGCCGGTCCATAGCACCGGCCAGAATGTGATCAGCCCCCAGGCGACGGCGATCATAGCCCCTAGCCGGGTCCCCAGCCACATGGCCCAGCAGAACAGCACAAAGGTGAGGAGCAGGCACAGGATCGTGATCAGCCTGGCCTGCACCAGTTTGAGCGCGACGTTAGCCCCGCTCAGGATGTCGACCAGGGTCACTTGCCGTCTCCGTCTTCCGGGGTGTTGAGGCCAGAACCCCAATCGTCCTCACCCATTTTGAGCTCGACGGCTTTCATCTTCACCAGCGAGTTGACCAGGCTCACGACCTCGCCGGCGCTTTCGGATTTGGCGATCAGTGCGCCCAGCTTGGTTTTCGCGGCCGCGAATATCTCGTCATCCGACTTCGGCTTCTTTGCCATCATGCCCCCCGTTTCAGCGCCTTGCAGTGCGTGACGAGCCGATCCCGCAGGTCGATCACGTCGGCGGGGACCTTAGCACCCCGCCCGGCCCGGTTGTACCGCAGATACGTTTGGCGGAACTCTAGGAAGACGTGCGCCTGGTCTCGCTTGGCTCGAAGGTAGGGAAGAACCTCGATTAGAAACCGTTCCGCCTCCTCGTTATTTGCCATCCAGACGTTGAGGTTTTTCTTGGACTGCGCGCGCGGTGGCCGGATGTTCAGATATCCGCCATAAAGCGAGTGGGCCAGGATCGGCCCCTGTGGTTCGCACATGCCGATGGTCACTGTAGTGATGTACGTGCACTGCTTGTTTTTGTAGCGGTAGATACCGATGGATCCCTCACCATCGAACAGGCCCGCCAAATAGGCCTTGTCAGTCTCACTGATGTAGGCGGCTGAAGTGTTCTGCTGCACGGCGTTTTTTCTCCTCTTGTTGTTTTTTCTTTTCGAGCTTCGCGGCGGTTTTTTGTTCGGCAGTCTTGCCGTATATGGGCATACCAATCAACCCCAACAATGACTCCGCACCCCCGCCCGCCATACCTTGTTGAGCATTGATTGGGAGGAAGCTTTCAGCAATGAGCTTTCCACGCGATTCCAGATCAGGCGCCGTGTCGTGGGCAGACACATATTCTTTTCCAGTGCCCAACTCGATCAACGTTCGCGGTAAGAACGCAAGTTTATTATCAGATGTCTGAATTGGATCTTTCAACCATTCGAAGGGCTCCATCGAGTGTTTCGACCATTGCATGGTGCGTCCGTCGGCGAGCTGCACGCGCGTGGGGTTCTCGTTGCTGAAGATCGAGTGACCGGCGGTGATCAGGTTGATCCCGTTGGCGATGGTGAGATAGTAGAGAGCAGACTTCGCCAGGTACCGTCGATGCAGTGCGGCCAGTGCTGGATCGTCCACTGCACCCGGCAATGCTTTGTACGCCGCGCGGAATGTTGAGAAGGTCCAATCCGGCGCGAACATGAGGATTTGCGACCAGCGCCGCCCGTTCGGGTTGAAGAAGCCATAGGCGATATCGCGCCCAATCCTCGAAGCAACATCGTTAGCGACACGGAACCAGTCGAGCCCGCCGTAAATGTCGTTGGAGTAGCTCGCCGCCATCTTGGCTGCGCGATCGCCGGTGATCCCCTTCTTGTTGAGCCGCTCCAACGCATCCAGCGCAGTGACGAGTTTGAACCCGGTCTGCAGCGTGGTGAAAGTGAAGTGGTCCAACTTCTCGTTCATCTTCGCAATCGCGCCCACACCCTTCGTGGCCGCCGACAGCGGCAGCGCCTTGTCGACCACAGCTGCAATGCGACTCAGCGCGCCCTGCAGTTGATCGGTGGACACATCCTCGGGGAGCTGCACCTGTAGGCCGTTCTTCAACAGCGAGTCGATCCCGCCGTTGTCACCGCCGTTACGAAACATCTTCAGTGCTGCTTCCACGCGGCTCTTGCCGCTGAAGGCCTTCGTGCCCATCGCGCCGATGAATGCATCCGTGAGCGACTTCGCGTGAAACAGCGAAAAAGACACAATCGCGCGCTTGCTGGCCTGGTTGAGCGCCATCAGCCCGAGGGTCACATCATTGGGATCCTTGGCGCTGAAAATGAAATTCAGCTGCGGGGCAATGTCCTTGTGTACCGCAAAGCCAGACAGCTGGCGGTTCGGGAGCGTGACGTAATTACCGTCTGCGTGCTCCTGCGGCTGTACCAACATGCGCGGCGGGCGGTTCGCGAACTTCTGCGCCGATACACCCGGGGGAGGTTCGGGCGGTGCCTGGAATCCACTCGGGCCCGTAGCACCGGGAGGTGGCGAACCTCCGCTCCCATCGGGTGCCCCCACTAGGGGGGAAGCGCCTGGCGGCTGCGCATGGGTTGTGGCAGGAAGATTGCCATCACCACCCGGCCCCGGCAACTTTTCCTGTGTTGGGGTCGCTGTACCTTCGATGGCTTGTCTTTCCAGGCGCGGAGCGGTAGAGGGGCTGCCCGCGTGTTGGGGTTCTGCAGGCATCAGCCGCGGCGGCATGCCCTCAACCGGGGTGCTTTTCAGTGCCGTCAGCAGACGTTTGTCCGTGATGGTGCGGAACATGGCCTTCGAGTAGATCGCCATGATCTCGCCGATATCGCCGGTCTTGATTCTTAGACCGGATCCACGCAGCGCGGCCTGGAGCTCACCGAAGGTCGCATATTGACGGTGCTGGGCGAACTGCTTGCCCGAGGTGGCCTCGGTGGCGCGCGGCTTGTTCGTGAGCGCTTCGACGATTTTGTCGATAGTTCCCTTCGCTTTCGCCTCCGGATCCTCGTCGACGATGTGGGAGACGTAGTCTTTGAGCAGCTCTTTGAGCACGCCAGCGTCGACGGCGGTATTACCCATCGAATCAAAGAATTGCCGCACGCTCTCGGCAACGCGCTGCTCAGCCGGGTTTAGCGTGACGCCGGGAGTCTTCTCGAGCGCCAGCGAGATCGCAGCGCGCCTGAGCGGCTCCGGCACCTCTGCGTCAATGGCGCTCTTGAACTGCAGTGTCGGTCGAGCCATGACGGCCAGCGCACCGTTGCGGGTGTTGATGGCATCCTCGATCGACACGCGCTTATCTTTGGGTAGAGCCCGCGGCACCAAGGTGATTGCGGCGCCGAAAGCAGCGCCGGTTCCGGGCTCGTCTCGGTCGAGCCAGGCGCCGATACCTGCCCCGATTCCGGCGCTGACAGCCGCCTTGGTCCAGAAGGTGGCTAGCTCCTTGCCCGTCATGCGGGCGTCGCCGGCAGGCCGGCGCACCATGTCAGCCATCTTCTCAGGCGTGAACGGGTTCTCAGCCAGCAGACGATTACGCTCAGTTGTGCCACGTGGAACAGTGTCCATCACGCGGTAGGCTGAGGCGGTGTCGGCGATCTCTTTCGCGGCCGCTTCGGCTTCCGCCTTCGTGGCGAAGGTCTTACCCTCCGCGCTGCCGGCTGGCTTCACCTGGTAGCCGTCCGCCGTGGGAACTACTTCAGCGTGGGGGTGAGGTTCACCGCCGGACCCCGCGATCGTGGGCACTAGGAAGCGATCAATCTCCTCGGGCGTCATCCGAGCGGCTTTCGGGTGCACCTGCAGCACACCGCCAGCGAGCGAGCCGATGACACCGGACACGCCGATCGCGCCCGGGTCGAGCGGTAGATCCTCCCCAAGCTCACGGCTGACCTCAGCGCCGCCACCGATGGCACCGGCGGTCGCGGCCCGTGTCCCGACACTGCCAACCGCCCCTGCCACGTTGGCCGTTTTGGCGCCCGCTCCGGCGGCTTTGGCGATCTTCGCGAGTGTGATCGCGCCTTGCGCTTCCGTTGCTCCGGGCAGGAAGAACAGCTCCGGATCCGCGGCCAGTCCTTTGATCAAAGATCCGGTGGCGGCGCCTGGGTGGGTCTTCGCCTGGTTGATCAGCGCGCCGAAGGACTCGTGCATCCGCTCGCGGAACGGCTTCTCATCCGGCTGGTGCATGAATTGTTCCCAGCGCACCAACAGATCCGTTGCCACATAGGCCGGGAAGGTCTCCGAGGTGCGCATATACCAGGGCGCACGCGCGTGCTCCTTTCCGAGCTCCGCGGGAATCGATTCCGTGAACGGGGCGGTGAGCACACCCGTCACGCCACCGGTGCCTTTCCCAAAATCGGCCCAAAAGCCGGTACTGCTACCCGCAGGCTGGCCGTTTATCGTCTTGATTTCCCAGGGGGAAGCAGCGCTGCTACCAGCGTTTCCATTGTTCCCAGACTGTCCCACGGTCTTGACGGCCCAGGGATCCGCGGCCGCGGGATCGATCGCGCCCGGTGTAGTGACGCCGTCAGTACCTTGTGCTGACGCTGTACCTACGCTTGCGATGTCCCACTCCCCGGCCATCACTGCACCCGGGAGACGTTACCGGTCTGGTCCATGATCCACGTCTGATTGTTCCCAAACGTGACCGCCTTCCCCTTGTGCGCGGCGAGCTGCTGCTTCGCGGCGTCCGGCAGCTCGCTGGCCTGGTTCGGAGTGGGCGGATGTGGGGCAGGACTTGGTTGCGCTCCTCGAGGAGCGCCACCGCCGCCTGGTCCGGCCACCGGCGCCGTGGGACTCTGGTCCAGACGCGCTGCAATGGCGTTACTGCGCGCGATCGACTGGTTCATGGACATCTCGAGCGCGCTCACGCTCTCATCGATGCGCCCCAGCATCTGCGCTTTCACGTCCTCGGAGAGGTTCAGGTTGGAGTTAACCTGGCCGCGCTGCTTCATGTATTCGTCGACCTGCGCTTTCGCGTTGCCCCAATTCTCGTGTTCGGTCTTCAATGCCTGGGTGATCGCCGGATCCTTGCCCTGCGCCTTTTTCTCTAGGTCCTTCCAGTGCGACTCCATCTGCAGATCGTGGCGATTGCGCTCGTGCAACTGCTCCATGGCGTACTTTGTACGATCGAGCTGCGCCACTGCCTGCGACTGCGCCTTGAACGTGTTGATGCGGCCGGCGGCCGCCTGCTGCTTCTCATCCAACAGATCACCCGTCTGCCGTCGCGCCGCTTCGCTGGCCTTCTGGTACGCATCGGCACGGCCCTTGTAGGCCTGCAGCATGAGTTGGTGTTGGTGCATCAGCGCGGTTTGGTGCTCCTTCAACTTCTGGTAGCCCTGCATCCAGGCGTTGTAGGCATCCTCGTACTGTTTCTCGGACGCTGCGTTCATACCGCTGACGATGCCGGAGGTCGCCGCCAGCATGTTCTGCCCCGACAGCTTGGTGATCTTGCCGCCCAGGGCGGTCAGGATCGCCAGCACCGGGGCGGTGTGCATCACGGTCGCATAGCTCGCCTGTCGCGTCGGGGTCGACTTCAGGTAGTTCTGCAACTTCTGATCTTGAGCAGGCTCATCACGTGCCATCGATTCCGTTTCGGTAGCTTCCTGCTCGGAGTACTGCACCGCCTGCTGCTCGTAATGCTGCGCAGACTCCCGCTCGCTCGTGATCTGCGGGTCATACTGCTTGTCGATCGAGGACAGATCGTTGCTCAAGCCGGTGTAGTCCAACTGTCCGGATTCATTGCCCGTCGCCACCGGTGCGCTGTTGGGATCTGCCATTGCTCAACTCCCGAAGGGGTCGCCGCCAAAGTTAACGTTAATGTCAGGGGTCTGATACATCGACTGGTCGAGCTGGGTGCTGATGTCAGTCGCGTTCGACTGCTCCTGCAGATAGGTCGAGGAGTCCAGGCCTGCGGACACTTGGTTTTCCTGCCCCTGTACCGAATCGCTGATGGCACTCGTGTCGACCCCGCCGGCGTTACGGATGGCTGAGGCAGCCCCGCCGGCGACGCTCGAAGCAACTCCAGCAAGCCCCTGGCCAGCGACGCCGGCGGCATTCCCCGTGCCGGCCTGCTTGCCCGCCGCGCCACCGCCGATGGCTGTCCCGAAGCCCTGCGCCAGGCCGCTGAACAGCGAGTTGAGCGACTGCGAAAGTTGCGTGTCGCCTTGAATCAACGTGGTCACCGCCGTGGTTTGCGCGCCTAAGCCAAACTCAGAAGACGTGAGCGCTTGGTTGAGCAGCCCGTTGTAAGTCTGCTGCACCGTCGTGAGTGCCTGCTCACTGATGTTGAGATTGCCCGCGGTCAGCGACTGCGTCATGTTCGCGGCGTTGTTGTCGATCTGCTGGTAAGCCGCGTCGCGCGCCGAGCCGTCCGTATTGCCGGACGCAGCCAACTGACTGTCGACCATGGCGCGCTGCTGCTTGATGTAGTCCTGCTGCTGCTGCTGCTGCGCTGGGGTGAGCTGACCGGTGGAGTATTGCTTCGCCACCTGGCCGAGATTGGTCGCTGCGGCCGTCTGGTCCGCGACACCCTGGCCCATGGGCCCGCCCATCTGTGGGCCCCCGTTCAGCTGGCTGAGCTCAGCTGCGCCCTGCTGGCTGTACGGTTGACCGAGCGTTGCAATCGAGCCCGCCAACTGTTGGTTCTCGGACTTCTGCGACGCAGCCTGCGACTCCCCGAGGCCTGCGAGGGTGCCAAACTCGGCGAGGTTCCCCGCCGGCGAGCTCAGGAAGCTGCCCAGGCTCGACAGAAACGAACTGTCGCCGCTACTGCTCGCCGAACTGCTCGACGATGATGTCGACCCGGGGTCGACGTTCCCCAGCTGGGTGGATGCATTGAGCCCTGCTTGCGCTGAACCTGCCAAGGTGCCTACTCCTGCGAGAATGAGCGGAAGCATACTCCCGCTGCTGCTACTGCCCGTAAGGAGGCTGCTCGAGGAGCCCACACCGGGGAAATTCAAAACAGCTGCATTGAACGGCGCCATCGCCGGTTTGAAAATCTTCTCGGTGGGGTTCGGTCCCGTGCCGAGTGCACCGTACGCCGGCAGACTCTGGAATGGCGTATCGCCGCCCACGGCCTTCCACTGGCTCTGCGCCTGGCCGCTCACGTACTGAGCGGTCATCTGCTGCATGAGCCCTTGAATCGCCCCTTTGTTGGCGTCCTGCCAATTGCCCATGCCGCTGACCCACGGGGCAACGACTTTGTTGTACACCGTGGCCGCCGAATCGCTCTTGCTGATCGTCCCGGCCGCCAGCGCTTGGTTGATCTGCGTGGTCATGTCGGTGGTGAATTTCTGCTCACCCATCCGACCGTATTTTGCGTAGATCGGATTGGAGCCCTTCAGCTGATCCGAGCGAAGGTCAAAGTACCCGGCGAGCGGCAGGTAGGGATTTTTCACCTGCGAACCCAACACCGCTTGTGCCTTCGGGTTGCTGCTGAGTGAGTTGTAGGCCTGGGTGTACTTCTCGAATGGCACGTTTTCGGCGTCGACCTTGCCGCCGCCGAATACCGAGGAGAGCGCACCTGCGGCCGCGCCCACCACGGCGCCGATGGCGGTACCGAATCCGGGCAGAATCATCGTGCCGACCGCCGCGCCGGTGGCGGCTCCCGCCGCAGCGTCAGATCCGGTAGCGCCTGATTGCCAGGTGTTGATCTCGTTGTAGAGGGAAAGACCGATTGCGGCAACGCCGGCGGCTTCGCCGACTGCCCCGGAAGCCGTGCCAAAGGCGTTCGCACGCGAGCCCAGCTGCGCCGCGTTAACAGCCGCACTGGTGTCACCGGTGACGCCACCTTGCTGCAGCCCGCTGTACACGCCTAGCACATTGCCAGCGCCCGCGCCCGCGGCACTGAGCCCGGAGCTACCGGATGCTGCGCCGGCGAGCTTCGCGGCACTGGCGGCCGCGCTCACATCCCCGCCGACACCGCCCTTCGCCAGACCTGCACCGATCCCCAGGACGCTACTGGCGTCCGAGGCAGCGTCTCGCATCGAAAAGGTGTTGTTTGATTCGACTCCGAAGGCCATGCATCACCCGATTCGCAGCCCCGGTTTGCGCACGGGCGGCGGTGCCGGGGGATCCTGCTTCTGGACCTGGTCGAGCGTCTGCTTTCGCAGACTGTCAATGAGGGTCCGGACCTGCCCGTGAGGCAGTTGGTCCAGGCAGCCCAGAATCAGATTGGCCTCGTTGAGGTTATTGAGCTCCCACTTGATCATGGCGTCGGTGTCTCCTGCTGAAGGTCTTGTGTCAGCGCCTGTCTAACTTGCGGCGCAATCGGCTTGTCTGCCGGGAGCGCCAGATCATCACCCCTGGCAACCTTTCGCACAAAGCGGCCGCTCGGCATGTTCTGCATCGCTGTCTTGCCCGGGGTGTAACTGCGGGTCGACCCGTCGTTCAGAAAGCGCACGTAGCTTGGGATCTTCAACTTATCGGCCATCTCGAGGTCGTCCGGTGAGAACACCTGACCGGCCGCGTCTTTACCAGGATGGGCGTGCACGATCGCGGCCAGCGAATACCCGCGCGGCAACTGCGCTGCAAACTCAAAGTGATCGTCCGTGCCACCGACGTACGTCGAGTAGCGAAATTTCCCGTCTACATCCTTCAGAACGAAACCCGCGGTCTCCAGCCCGGGGGTCTTCTTCGATTTGAAATTGTCAGCCAGTGCCGTCGCCGCCTGGTCAGCTGTCTCGTACGGTTGAGACGTTGGGTCAAGAGTGATTTTCTGCGGCATCAGGTGTACTTGAACACGATCTTCCCAAGGCCGCCCGCGTTACCCACGCCCCCGCCGACTCCGGAAGAACCGCCGGCGCCGCCGGTCGTGCCAGTACCATTGACACCCACGATGCCGTTTCCACCCGGCCCGCCGGATCCGCCGACTCCGTTTCCGATCGTGCCCGCATTGCCCGTGGTATTCGCGCCGGCGCCGCCAGTGGCCGTGCCACCTGCGCCAGCGGCGCCACTCCCGGCAACGCTGGCACCGCCACCGACCCCACCATTGCCCGTCATTGTCGTGAGCGCGAACGTGCCCGAGGTTACAGTGGAAGCACCGCCGGTACCGCCTGCCGTCGCACCGCCGCCGCCGGCGCCCGCTGTCCCCGCTGCGCCAACAGACCAATTGATTGTTTTACCGCCCTGACCAAGGACAGATGCCGATGTGAGGGCGTAACCGCCAGAACCCCCGCCGCCACCGCCGCCGCTTGATGTACCACCGCCCCCACCGCTGGCGCCGAACACTTCCCGCTGCAGATTCGTCGCACCGACCGGGATCGTGTCCGTCCCGGAGCCGGAGTTGAAAGTGCGGATAACCGGACCTACGAACGGGTTGAGCCCAGCCATCACCCCCAGTATCCCAGTCATGACAGCCCCGGCCCGCTGATGAGCCAAGACGTCCCGAACCACTTCACCATGGTCGCAAGTCCCGCGTTCACTAGCGTGCGTGTGCCTGTGGTCGCGGTCCCCGCCAGCGTTAAAGTGTCCGAAGTGATGGCGATGGTGATGGACGCTGCGTTACACGCCACGACGATCGTGGTGCCCACGGGGAAAGCTACCGAGGCATTGGGCGGAATGGTGATGTTGCCATTCGCGATAATCATCTTGCCGCGATCGGCGAGTACGAGTGTGTAGGTACCGGCCTGGGAATTCGGCGGCAAATCGCGCCAGCCCACCGTCTGAAATGTGCCTCCATCATCCGTTGCCTGCACGACCTGCGCTGTCGTGAGTTTCAACGCGGAAATAGAGTTGGTCTGAAACTGCAGATCGCGACTGTTGGAATTGGCGTTGAGTTTGCCGCCCGTGGAGTCGGCCGACAGTACAACCGCGTACGAACCTGCGCCGGTCGTGGGAGCCAGACTGATTTGGCCCTGACCGTCTGAGGCCATCGCGACGACTGCCGCGGTCGTGCCGAATGCATTGACCGTGAGTGATGTGCCGGATCCTGGGCTCGGAATGTTCCAGTTGCCCGCCGCGTTGATCGTTCCGCGGGAAATCCCGCTAGTAGCAAATCCCAGGATATCGGCGCCAGCCTTGTACAGGCCCAGCGTGAGATCTGAAGCAAAGGTGATTGACGGTGCGGGCGCGCTTCCGTCTGCAAACCGCCCGACGCCGAGACCTGCGCCGATGCTGCCCAACAGCATGAATTTGGCGATGCCGGCTTCGTACTGCAAGACTGCCCAACCGCCGCCGATGAGCGCACCGCCCGCCAGCGCGGTGCCATCCGGGTACACGATCAACTTGGCGCCCAGCGCATTGACGTTGATCGTAGGGTTACCGACAGTGTTGGTCGCGGCCACTTTCACGTTGAGGATGACGCCGTCAGTGTACGCAAAGACCTGCGGTGCCGGCACCGTGACGACCAGGCCGTTGACTGCGCCCGAGTCCACGTAACTATTGCCGAACGTGGTCAACGTGTTCAGCGCCGTCGTGAGTGCGCCGTAGTTGCCATCCAGCAGTGAGAGCGGCTCGGGCCCTACGTCGCCCGCGAACACATGCAAACCTGTGACTGCACCCGCCATAAGATCTCCGATCAGGTCACAGCTTCAACTGCCGGTCCTGCTTCAAGTGAATACGGCCATGGAGCTCATGCCAGTCGATCAGCTCCTGTTGGGTCTTCCACTTCCCCGGTAGTGCAAGCCCTTGTGTAAGTCCTGACAGATCGAGCCCGGCGAACGTGGCCAGCGCGACGTGCCTGGCCCAATGCCGGTGCATCCAGTCGCCGTCCACGTTGCCGCGCAGCTCCTGGCCGCCGCTGATCGCCAGGGCTGCGTTGTACACGCTATGCCGCCGTGCGTGTGCGTCGAGCCACATCGACAGCGCCCGATCGTCGTCGAGCGCCAGGTCACCGAAGGGTGTGACGACCATCTAATTGCCCGCCCAGCGGACGCCCCACTTGTAGTCGAGCAGGAACGAGTTGATCTGAAACTTGGTACCGCGGCCGGTCTTGAGCGTAAAGCCAATGTACTTGGCGAACCCCTGCGGCGCCTGCGCCCAATACGTCTGAAATTGACCCGGTGCCCACACGACCGGCTGCGCCAAATTGTTCTGCCAGGTCACGACAGCATTGAGGTTGTTGACCCACTGTACTTGCCCCACGACCGACACGTTGAAGGGGAACGTACTGTGCGGGGTGTCGAGGTTCAGAGTGACGGAAGACAGTCCACTCGCCGAGATACCCACACCGCCGCGGATCGCCTCCTTCTGGGTGATCGGGTCGCCGAAGTCCCACAGTGCCGTGCTGATCACCGCCGCCGGCGCCGACGTGTTGTCAGACAGAAGTTGAAAAAGCTGGTTGCCGATGTAGGCGAATAGCGCCGGTACATTGTTGACAAACCCCGTCGAGATCCGGGTGACCGTGCCTGCGCTCAGGAACCACCACTTGCCGCCGGCGGCATTGCCCTGGTACATCGCAATGATGGTCGTGCTGCCGTACGTCGGATCTCCGAAGCGCTGCAACAGAAAGGCTGCACAGAACAGATTGTTCGACAGGCACTGCCCCGCCGACACCGGCGGATTGAAGCTGATGTACTGCATCGTCCCGTCTATCGACGAGTTGTATGCATTGTTGGGATCTGCGCTAGAAATGGCCGTGAGCGTGGTCCCGTACAGAGCCCACAGGCCGTAGCGATTGGCGAACAGCACGAGCCGCCCGTACGTGATGATGGACTGCGACTGGTCCGTGCCGATGATCGCCGAGACGTTGAGCTTCGTAAAATTCGGCGTAGGTGGGGATGCACCGGTGGGGATGTAGACATCCGAGATCGTGTCGACCGAGGTCGTGCCAAAGATGTACAGATACCCGTTCGCTGACAGCAACTGCTGCACCGTTGAGCGCAGTGTGGAATCCACCAGGACGGTAAAGCCGCCACCGCTGGCCGTCGTGAAGTCCGAGAAAGAACCGGGCGCGCTGTAGAACAAAATACGGCCCTGCGCGATCCACACCCGATTTCCATACACGGCGATCGCCGAGCCCGACGTCGGCGCGCCGGTGCCGGTGATGGTGGCGATGTTGCCGGTGCCGTTCCACTGGTAATAGCCGGTCGAGTCGATGATCAGGACATTGCTGTTCTGCCACTGCGTCATCGCGGTACCGGATCCAGCCAGGATCGCAGCCCCGTTAATTTGCGTCGCCGTCACGGTCGCAATGTTGTAGTCGAACAGTTTGCCGTTCGTCGCCGCCTGTATCAGATACTCCGTGTTGGAAATGTTGGCGTCAGTATCGGTATAGATCTGGTCCCCGCCATAATTGTGCAGCATCGCCGAGATGTCGTTGACCGAGCTCAGATTCCCGAAGCCGATGGGCTGGGCGTTCTCGAGATCCGCGAAGGCTTCGGTAGGGCAGGCGGTGCGCGCGTTGGTCGTGTTGACCGCCAGAAAATTCTTGAACGTGAAGCTCTGTAGCGGCCGCTCTTGTTTGTTTTCGATCTTCTGCGCCATGGTCAGCGCCGATACGCATCACGCCATCGTGAGGAGAAGAACGCCCAGGAGGCTGCTTGGCGCTCCGTGAGGTACTTTTTATAGAAAATGTCGGACTCGCTGATCGACTGCTCACCGTATTTGGCGAGGTGCGCGGCGTACCAAGCGGGCAGCGTCTGAAATACAACCGGCAACACTTCTACAGACGCCGAGTTGACCAAGGGGACCGGCACCAACACCACATCCCAATCGGACAGGTACGCCTGATCCGGTACCGGATTCAGGTAGACGTTGTTTCCGCCCATGATTGCGAGCGAACCCGGGCGTGTGGTGTACGTCTGGAAGATGCGCAGCTTAGCGTCCTGCTCGCTGAATGCCCGGTTTTGGCACTTCACCCGCATGTTGCCCCAGTAGATGGTCACCGAAATGATCTCGATGACCTGTAGGCCTAGCCCTGCGTTCGGTGCCGGTGCCGTATTGATCGTGCTCACGATCGGGTACAGCTCCTGGGTGGGCACGAGGGGAATGCTCGTGATCAACTGCCGCAGACACTTGGTGTCCGAGGCCACGCGTACGCGCGCCTGGTTGATGTCGTCGTTGAGCTCCGGATCCTGCCAATACTGCGCGTTGGGGTCCGTCAGTAGGCGTCTAGTCCTTTGGTTGTACGTGTCGAGTGCACCCACGTCGCCTCACTCAATTGGAGTCCGCGGGAGCTCCCGAGGGAGCCCCCGGTTCCCCACTGGGGTCAACGTGGGGGCGTCGTCCCCCGGTTCTTTTGCGAGTGCGAGCGCCTTCGCCCGTCTCACCAGGTTCTGTATCTTCCTCTTCGCTCGGGTCTGCATCGAACGTGACGCGCCCCTGGTCGAAGGTGATTGAGTCGAGCTTCTCGAGCGCTTCCTGATAGGAATTGCGCCCGGGAGTGAGCAGCCCCAGTTTGTTGAGGGCACCGCTTTTGTCCTCTTCACCCAAAGCGAAGATGTGCGTCGCTGCATCGAGCGACATCAACGTCGCCTTTCCAGGCACGAAGATGTAGTCCTTGCCGTCGAAGCGACCTTTGAGCGTCTCGTCGAGGTGACTGGTGACTCGGATCGTTTCCATCTGCTGCCCCCAAGCTGTATCGAAAAAGTCTACCGGAAGTACTGCGACCAGCGGCTTGTACCCGCCGCACCGTTCGCGATCACGATTGTCTGGCCTGCCAGACCTTCGGTCTCGATCTGAGCGGCAGTGGAGACCGCCTGCAACTGCCGGAAGGTGGGGGCCGGTACCACGTTGCTTGTCAAGGTGCTGAGCGTGTACGGCGATCCGGTGTTGTCCGGGTTGTACTGCACCGCGCAGTTGGCACCCAATGTCAAATTGTATTGCCCGTACTGGATCAGGAACACCGGCAAGAAGCTCGCCGCGGTCACGGTCGGATTTGCGCCGGTCACCGGGCAGGCCACCAGCATGGTCGTGGTACTCGGGATCGCGATGATCGACATCGTGAAGCCGTTGACCGCCGTGTTGACGGTCGCACCGGTCAACTGGAAGCAGGTGTACAGCACCGAGTCCAACTGGTTGCCGCCCAGCACCGGCGGACCATGGGCCGTGGTCGGGTTCTGGATCAGCGTCGTGCCGTTCGACTGCAACGTCGCGGTGTAACCGTGCGCCGCGTTGAAGGTCAGCAGCGCGGTGTTGCAGCCCGCGAGCGTACCCGCACCGGTGTTCTGCAGCGCCATGAGGCCGCCGGCGCCCATGGGAATCGGGACTGCCGTAGTCGCAAACTCCGGCTGCAGGAACGCTTGATTAGGAAGGGCTTGGAGCTGCTGCATGTCGGATCCTCAAGAAGTGATGCTGAGCAGACCCTGCGTCAGGGTGACGGCGTTCGGAAAGTCTGTCGAGAACGATCCCGGCAGCGCCACGCCAGATTGCTCGGTGTGTACCACGACGCCCGTTTCCCTGCGGCCGATCGCCCAAAGTCTATAGGAGGGCGTTGCGTCAGAGAAAACGAACACCGCGTCGATTGCCGTTGCTTCGCACACGGCTTTGAAATCGGTGTAGTTCTGTGGGCTGATGATCATGTTAGCCGCCGCTGATGACCGTACGTTCAAGAATTAATTTGAGCTTGATACCCGCCGAGGTTTCAGCAAATTCTGACTCGTTGAAGGCCTGCACGCCGCCGGCGACAGCGGCTTGCACCGCAGCGATGTTCGCGGTCGTCACTTCCTGAAACAGGAAGCTCGGCGGCGAGTTGGACTGCGTGTTGACGCTCACGACGATCATGCGATTGGTGGCCATGTTAAATCAGTCCGATGGCGCCACCGGTATAGCCCGTGATGCGCGCGCAGCTCTTGGGCTTCGTGTTCACGATCTGCCAGGCGTTGACCACGACACCCACATACCCAATCTGGAAGTTGGGAATGGTCGACTCGAAGCCGGAGAAGTTGAAGGCTGCCTGGTCGTGCCAATACCCGTTGAGGTAATTGGTGTTGACCAGGTCAATCTGCCCCTGATCCGCAACCGGAAAGTACGGGTCCATGTAAATCGGCACGCCGGCGACGTCCAGCGCCTTGAAGGCAGCCCGCGGACGATCGCTGTCCGAGTCAAACGCATTGCCCGGAGTGATCATGTACGTCTCGGCGCCGACGTAGTCCTGCGCCAGGGTGGCCCACGTGCCGGCGTCCGTGACACCGAACGACGGCTGCTCGCCGCAGTACTTGTTGAGACCGACGATCCACTGCAGCACGTTCTTGCGGGTCGGCACGCCGCCGCCCGAAGCCTTGATATAGGACTTCCACCAGGGGTTGGCCGTGCGGTTGATGTTGCCGTACAGCACGAGGTTCGTGCCGTCGTCGATCGCGCCATCCAATCCGATGACCTGGTTGTTGGTCAACGAAATGTTCGAGTAGGCACCTGTCGCCATGAAGTCCATGGTGACGTTGGTGGCATCGTTCATGCGCGCCTGGATCATCGGGATCACGGCATGATCGACTTGCACCAGGCCTTCCATTCCCAGGAACGGAATCGGAGTCAGCACCAGCTGCAGGTTGAACTCCGCGTCCTGCACGCCGGTCAACGGAGGCGGAGGCGTGAACGATCCGTCGTAACCGCCGGCCGAGGCGACGACCAGGGGCGAACCCTGCACCGGGACCGTGATGGAGCTCACACCGCCGCCCGCCGACTGGGCGTTGGCCAGCAGCGCCGCCATCAGCGGCGACGCGTTGTAGATCTGCACTACGAGCTGCGGAATGAACGCGCGGCGCGTGATGGCCGCCAATTCGGCGTATTGAGGGCCGCTTTGAGGAAGTAAACCGCCGGGGACTGGCATAGGTCAGGTGCTCCTGATTACCCGGCCCCCACCGGTGTGAAGGTTGTTAGCGCGGCGCGAGTCGCCGGGAATTGCGAAAGCCGGAAATCAGTTCACTGGCGACCTGAGCGCTTTTCTTGCGAAGGCCTGCACCGTTCAATTTGCGCCAGTCCCCCTCGGGGCGCATCTCGACGGCTTCACCGACCACGTGACCGCCGCGGATGTTGTCGGCGGTGGGCTCTCCCGTGCGTGCCTGCAAGTCCGCGATCTTCATCGCGGTCTCGTAACTGCAGTGCTCGTCGACAATGATCTTTTCGATATCGGCCACGGTGTAGCCGGCCGCGATAATCTGCGCGTCGCGTTCGCTCTTGCGTCGCTGCACGCGCTCGGTCATCAGCTGTTCTTCGAGCTTGCCTTCGCGTTTGAGCGCGGCGTCGTTGACAGCCGCGATCTTGTCCTCGAGGTCGATCTCCGCGATGTTCAACTTCGGGTTGGCTTTCTTCGCCAGGCGAAACGCATCCATGCGCACCTCCGGATTGGCGAGCAGCTCGCGACCGAGGTTGAGCGCTTTGCGCTCGTCCGGCGTCAGATCCTCAAGCGGCATTATCGTCTCCCCTTACGATAGGCACGGTTGCGCTTCCCCTTCGGGAAGCCGCGACCGCTAGCGCGAATCCCCATCAGACGACAGACGAGGCGACGGTCGCCAGCTTCTTGTCGTTCTTGGCGAAGCCCTTACGGGTCTGATCCCACCCGCCCATCTCCATCATGCGCGGCGGATTGCGCATCCGGCCGTGTTCCTTGGAGTTGGAGGTCGGATCCCGCAGGGTGCCCGCGTTCGGGCCCAGAAACTTCTTTCGATTGTCAGCCATGTCAGCCTCCTGGTGGAGCTCCGGGCGGCGGTGCTCCGCCTGCTCCGGGCCCTTGTGGTCCACCGCCGGGATCGCCGGCCGGGGCCATTAAAGCCGTTTTCACTTCCGCTGGCATGATTGCCATCGAGTTATCTTCGTCCTTCCCGAACGCCGTGACCAGACTGGTGATGGCTTTGTTGATCGCCTTGCCCTTTGGGCTGTGGGATCCATGCGCCACGAGCGACCGCTCGAGCATACGTAGAGCAACCATTACACCCGCGTCGGCGGACGCCTGCTCGCCCTTGGGCTCCTCGGGAGTCAGCGTGCTGGCAGCGGCGGGACCAGGTTCAGGCGGCGGTGCTCCGCCGGGCGGTGCGCCTGGTGGAGCTCCCATCTGATCCGGCGGTGTCGACATAGGTCTTCTGTGCGAACGCTATTGGCCGGCGATACTCCAGCAACCGTCTGGATTCTGTCAAGTTACTGACGCACAAACGAAAACGCCCGAGTGATGCAGGCACTCGGGCGAGTCCGTTTCACCGAAGGAAATCGACGAGACTATCGACGACCCTTACGGCCCTTGCGATGGCGCATGGCAGCTCCTCTTCAGTTGAGCGGCGTCCCGGTTGCAGCGCGAGCCCTTAGCGGTTCCCTCACTGCCGGGTGTTGCCTCGAAAAGCCCCCAGGTCGCCGCTGAGCGTACGCCGAAGCGTGATTTATTGCATCCCTTCGCTCGGATGCTGCCCGTTCGGTTTACCTGGCTTGCCCTGCCCCTTGCCCTGGGCGCGCGCCTGCTCCAGTTTCATCTGCTGTTCCGAGGCCGCTTTCTCCGCTGGCTCGATCTCGTCCCGCAGATCGGCGAGCAGCTGCTGGCGCATGGGCACCTGCACGAGCTCCAGGAGCCGCCGGCGCGTGATCGCCTTGACTTTCAGCAGTTGAAAAGCCAGCTGCGTCTGGTCGTCGACGAAGATCGGCGAGTTGGAGTGACCGTCCACTTTGACCATGAAGTCGTCGGTGAACTGGTCCGCGACAAAATCCTCGTCCTTCTCGCCCTGGGCTGCCTTGATGGTCGCAGTCAGCTTCGTCGCGTCGTACTTCTTCAGCAGCTTCAGGTAGATCGTAGCCAACTGCTCGAGGGAATCTTCCACGATGAGCGCCCGCTTGCGAGCGCGAGCACTGCCCAACTTGGCCAGTTCGCTGGCGTGCCCGCCAGATCGGACACCGGACACGCTTTTGCCCTGCGTGATCGCCGGCAGTCCAGACATGTCCTCGAACATGGCATCGATCCGGTCGATACGCGCATAGAGATCCTCCGGGATATCGATCTTTATCCGGTCGGCCTTCACTCCGGAGCCGCCGCCCTGGCTGGTCGGATCCGGCTGATTGAGGAATCCCGAAGGGGAATCCAACACGTACTGCATTTCCAACAGGTCGCCGGGGAAACCCACGGATGTGCTGGGCGGGTGCGCCTGCAGCTCCTGTAAGTGATCAATCTGCGCCATGCACTTGTTGCGGTACACCTGCAGGGGTGTGAGCCGCTCGATTTCCGCGATGCCCCAAAAGTAGCTCAGGTCCGGGTTCGGGCAGATTTGCACGAACGGCTCGGTGTTTCGCAGCCATCCGCAGTTGGATAGCGGCCGGTCGAACAGCGGTATGCACGGATCCGCCATGGTGAAGATTCGGTAGTCCTTCAGCGTGTCGTCCCACACAAACAGCTCATACATATCGATCAGCTCCTCGCGCACGCGAGGGACGTAGTTCATTGACACTTGAGCCAACCAGTCCACGATGCCCACACCGCCACCGGAGAGGGGATCTTGACTCGACATGATGATCCGATCGATACCGGACTCCATCGACTCGATCATCCCGGAGGAGCGCCGACTCAACTGCTTGAAGATCGACTCGAAGCGCGGCAGCACGTCATAGTCGTTTCTGAACTGGGACGGAGTCATCGTGTAGCAATGAACGAAGGCTTCCTGCGTCGACAACATGAAACTGTCTTCGCGCAGCACGCCGAAGTTGTGCGGCAACACGATCTTCGGCTGGATGCCGTTCTTCTTCCACCGCGGGCTGACGAAGGTAGAGCCGTACACCATGGCCAGTTGCAGGCCCAAACCAAACACAATGTCCGTGTTGGAATTGTGCCAAGTGTCGTTGACGTACTGATTCAGCGTGGGTACCCACAGCTGCATCATCTTGTGAACGCTGGCGCCGAGCTCGGTGCTGAAGCGCGTCGTGTCCTGGGCGTAGCAGAAGCTCGTGAGCTGGTCGATGTGCGGCCATAGCTTGTTGCCCGGTGGCGGCCCTAAGCCGGTCTCGGTGTCCTCGTTCTCGTAACTGCCGTCCGTGCCGTACAGCCAGTAGAACCGGTTGCTGGTGTACTGCTCGCGCCGCTCGACGCGGCTCACTAAGCAGCGTTGCCGCAGCTCCTCAATGAAGTCAAGACGCTTGTGGCGCGCGTGCTTGGTGTCGCCGTCCGGGATTTTCACTCGGTGGGGTCTCCGGTTGAGCGGTGGCCCCCACCACCGGAGTAACTGTGCGCCAGGTGTCCGGCGAATAGGCGATCACGAGCTCTTTGCGTAGCGGTGCTGTCACCAGGTCAGTCGGACGCAAGTTGAACAGGTGCAGCGCACCGTAGACGATCTCCATCTGTTCGGCTTCGACCACCTGGCCTTCAATGGCGTGCTTGACCAGGCCGGACTGACTACCGCGTTCCAACTTGAAGGTGACGCGGAAGCTCACTTCGGCCGCTCCTTCACCCGCTCGACGGACGCCGGCGGCAGGTAGTCGGAGTGCGGAATATCAACATGCTTGACTTTGCCGCTCTCCTGGTCTTTCTGCCACTGCTCGGACTCGTACTTGTGCCCCAGCCCCACGTTCGTGAGCTCGTTGGCCCGGTGCGTCATCGCGCCCAGGTACTGCTGCGCATCCACCGCCCGCGGCATCTGCTCAGGGCGGATGTGACCGCCGTACTTCTTGCGGATCCGGTCCATCACCGACCCACCAGGTCGTGACGGCGATGTCGAGATATCCGACAGCCCTTGCATCGTCGCCATCTCTTTCACCAGGCGGTCGCCGGTGCGCGTGCGAGCCGACACAAATCCCGGCGCCTGCGTGAATACGAGCTTCACCAAGCCCTTGCCGCACCCCTTCGGGCACTTGGGTACCACTCCGTGCTTCACGCGCTTCTCGAAGATGCCGTGCGCGGCGCACTCGAAGGAATGAATCACCCCTGCCATCAGAAATTCCCCCACACCGGTGCGTTGCGCAGCGCGTCCTTGAACGACGGAATGCTGGGTCGGCTCTCGAGCGGATCGGTCACGTGCTCGAGGCGGCCGGTCGCCAGGTTGTAGCGTAGCCTGCGCGGCCGCGGCAAGGGAACCGGATTGTCGACCACGACGACGTTCCAGGTCCGAGCGCGGCCGCGCGGACACCGGCCTTCCACGACCTTGACTTCGCCGGCCAGGATGCGCCGCAGCCCCTTGGTGAAGCGAATCTGCTCGCCGGGGTAGATCCAGCAATCCGGGTCGAGCTTCCTTCGCAGGTGGCTATTGGCCGAACGGCCGGTGTGGATGCCGAGCACGGTCGCAATGGCGGTGCCGCGGCCCTTCCAGCCCCAGTCAGGGTTGGTGATGATCTCCCGGATCCAGTAACGGATCTCATCGCACGACATCACCCCCGCCGGCGAGCGAACGTGCGGATGGTCACGGGTGAACGGCAGAGCGTACGACACGGGGCGGACTGTACCGTTATCGCTGCCACTCCGATATGCCGCCCACAAAGTGCCCAATGGCCGCGCGGATCGCCTGCTGCTCGGTAAGTCCGGTCGCTTTGCAGTAGCTATCCAACCGCAGATATTGACTCGTGGTGATGGTGAAGGTCATCGGTACCGCAGGGTCCGTGCGCTTCTTCGGCTTCGGTCGTCGCTTGATCATCGTCGGGCCCCCGGTCGTCGATTGTGCATCCGCGCCATCTGCTGCTGCGGCGTTCCTACGCCCAGCAGTGCGCGCTGACGCGCCGCAATCTGGTCGACGATGTTGGTCCGCACCGCCGGATCCTTCTCGGTGCGCTTGTATGTCACGTTTCGTAACATCAGGTTCGCCCGCAACTTGTCGTGCCACATCTGGCAGGCCAGCGCTGCACCAATCACCCGGTCATCCTTGCGCCGCCCGGTCGCCGCCGGCGCGTGCCCAGGCTCCTGCACGATCCAGCGCATCTCGTCCACGAGCTCGCGCGAGTGCGGGACCAGCATGCCTCGGGCGTAATAGTCCTTGAAGGTCGCGAAGTAGCGAATTTTCTCCTTCAACGTCGAGTTGGTGCCGCGGGCGGTCGGTAGCCGGGTGATCTGATCAGGCCGCGCGTACAGGAATTCCTTCATCCCACCCAGGAAGTTTTTCATCGTCTGCCGGTCTTTTGGGTCCCCGGCAAACTGCTGGCGTCTCAGGTTGTCGATCTCGCCGAGTACCGCGGCCCCGGGCCCGTTGACTTCGAGATTCCAGGCGCACGGTGCATAGCATCCCGCCATGTAGGCCATCACCCAGGCGAAGGCGTAGGGCAGACAATCGGCGGTGGCGTACTCGGCGACTTGCTCGAGACGGTCAGCATACGCACGCCAGACAGATATAACGAACCGATCGGCCCAGTCCGAGGATCCGTAAGCGGGATCAGCACCCAAAACATACTGTGCTCCTTCCACCGGGGGTGCATAGACCCATAGATTGGCCACTCGCTTCGGGCACACGATCACCTGGCAGTCCGCCAACGTGTGTTTGATCTCGATCCGGAAGTAGCTCGGTGCCCCTTCCGTGTTCAACTGCTTGTTGGTGCTGGTGAGCTCACGGGCGGCAAAGTACTGCGCGCCGGTCACCACGAAGGCCTGCTGCTCGGTCCAGGGCATCTCCTGCATCACCATGTCGGCGTCGGCCACCTTCTCTTCGCTGTACCAGCGGAACCACGCAATCTGCTCCTGCGTGATCTTCTTCGTGCCGTTCACGAACTCCATCGCATCGCCGTACAGCAGCTCGACGTCCCGGCATAACTCGCGCTCCTCGGGCGTCAGCCGACCCGCGTTACCCCAGTAGGTTTTGAAGATGGCCGAATCGCGCTTCACCCGGTACATCTCGTGCGCCCACCAGGACACGAAGATCGCGCGCATGGTCGTGGCCTTCCTGGCTACCCGCCACTGCTCCTCGAACTGGTTATAGCCGTTCGCCGTCGACTCCCACACGTACAGCCGGTTGGGATTGGTCTCGGCCAGCGCGTTACGCAACGACTGGTAGCCGGCCTGGTCACCCCAGAAGGCCATCTCGGTGCCGTGCAGGAACGCATTGCCCTTGGCGCGACCCAGCTTCGCGTTGCCACTCGCCCGGGTGCCGGCGATCTGGTACTGCAAGCGGCTGATGACCTGGCTGGGGAACCTGAAAACAAACTCCATCCGGTTGTGTGAAGGCGATCGCGGCTTGAAGGCCTTCGGCAGTGAGTTGTAGTACTCGGTCAACTGCGTGCGGAAGTTGACCATCGTCTCCTCGTCGTGCGTGACGATCGTGCCGTCCAAGCCTTCGTGCGTGAACGGCCAGTACAGATCCAGAGCCAGGCTGATGGTCGACAGCCCGATCTGCCGGCACTTCAACCCCGTGAAGTCGTGGATACCCTCCTCGAGGCCCTTGGCGATCGAGCGCATCCACCAGCGCTGTGGCCCGTACGGCTGATCCAGGCGGATGACGCCGAATTCCTTGGAGTTGATGGAGAGGTTGGAGCAGAACCGCCAGAATTTCGGGAGCGAGAAGCTCACCCGGTGAGCTGCTTGGGCACGATCGACCCGCGCAACGTCCGTTCCTCGATCGGATCCAGTGCTCCGAACTCATTCCCGCCGCACCGTACACACGTCACTCTCAACTCGCCGTTGATGAACCTCCCACGCGGATCTAACTCCCCGCCCTTCATGGTCAGCTTGAAGTGGTCGTGCCCGCACTTGCGGCACCGGATCTCCATCGTGGTGGGTGTGCTCATACCGTGTAGGTTCCGAAGGAGGTGACGACGACCATGCTCGAGCGATGGGAGACCGGTGCAGAGGCAGGGCGAGCTCCGTGCATGCTGCCGTGGGTGCGACGTTGCCAACGTTGCCGGCCGTACGCCGCACAGGCCGCCCGACACTCCGTGCACCGACAGCGATTGTGCACGTACATCGAGTACTGCCCGTGCTTCAACCGGGGGTATACGTACCCTCGAATTTGGGATCCCCGTGGTGCTCGATCCGGACCACGCTCGCGTAACACCCCGTGCATGTCAGACCCACTTTCACGTCACGACCGATGCGACTCAACACCCGCTGGCACATTCCGCACTTCACCACTCCGAATCCTGCCAACGTGCACGGAAATTCGTTTCCGCCCCTTTCCACGATGATCGCCGTGACCACTGGCTTGCTGTACCTCAGAGAATCTGCCAGTCCTCGGCCAACAGGTCCGTCTGTGAGGCAGTCCAAGGCACTAGGTTCCCATCGGTCGTGTCCAGATACACGTAGGGCAGTGACATCTTGCTGTGCTGGCCTGGTCGCTGCAGCGTTAGAGATTGGCCGCTACCATTCCAACCCGCACGCGCCACTCGTTGGCCGTCCTTCAGTGCTGCAACGGCGCTACCGATCGACAGGCCCATCAGGATGCCCCGCTGGCCGTCTCAGAACTGACATGTTGGTTCGCAGGCTGCACACCCTTGGCCACCGCCTGCTGGTACGGCATCCACTCGCAGTACGCGCCGCTAGGCAGGACTGTGTCTTCGGGCTGCAGCAAGGTCACGTTGTCCACCGAATAGGGGCTGACGTTTGCTTTGCCACCCGGCGGCATGTGCGCGGAAGAGGTTGGCATCACGAACAGGTTCACGGTGTGATCGTTGTGCACGTACGTGACGATGGCGGCCTCCGGCTGGGTGTCCACTTCCCGCGCTGCTCCGGCAACCCAGAAGTGCACCACTCGTCCCACTGTCGGTTTGATCACGCTGCCTGCCCCCGCTTCGCCATCTGCCGCAACCGCCGCGCGCTCTCAGCATTCTGCGTACGATTGCCCGTGAAGTCCGTTGTTGTGTTGGTTCGAGCGGACTCGCTCTTGCCCCGGTCTGCCAGTACGTGCTCGTACCCACCAGGTCGACCGTTGTAGTAACTGCGAACCGCGGAGGCCATTACGCCGATCCCGGCGGCAACTCTTCCGCGCTCACCGGTGCTGGCTCGTCAGGCGTGTCATCAGCCACCCACCCCAACTGCCCCAACGTCGCCTCAATCGCCGCCACCTTCGTGCGCAAGTACGTGAGCTTCGTCTCGGACTGCTCCAGCGCCTCGATCTGCTCCCGCAACCCGTGCCGCTGATTCACCAACCCGTCCGTCAACTCCTGCCGGTGCTCCTGCTCCGCCGTCAACTCCTGCGGCGGCTTTGGCGCAATGACTTCGTCGATCGAGTCCACCACTGCAATTCAACTCAACGTGTTGGTTGTTGGAAGTTACTTCGACGCCGCTGCGGCCGACAGGCCCGCCGATGTCGTCGACGCACTCGCATCCGGCGCCGGCGAACTCTGGAACGCGCCAACCGGCGCTCCCGCCGCTCCGCTCGTGCCCATCAACACCCCCGGTGGCCGCAATCCAATCTGCCCCTGATCCGCAACCGGTGTTGGTGTTGGCCCCTTCAGCGCATCGATCTTCGCCCGGAAGCTCTGCAACTCCGTCCGAAACTCAACACCCAACGAATCCAACTTGTCCAACACCTGATCGCCAAAGTCAGCAATCACCGCAGTCGCTCCAGGGCTCGCCGTCTTCGCATGCGACAACACCGCTCCCAGGTGCGCCTCCAGCGAATCCAACACGTGCTGCACAACCGGCGGCAGGTGAATCCCAACCTTCGCCCCTGCGTTCACGGCACTCGTCACGGGGTTCGGCGTCGACATGTTGGTTTTTCCCTGGCTTTTTTCGGTGGCTTCTCGGCCGCAAACCCTACCCGCACCCCCTCCGTGTTGGCAACCCCCCCCCATTCTGTGCGGGATTCCAGTACCCACTCTCCGTAACTTTTTGTTTTATGGGGGAAATCGTGGGATCCACTCCGAGCGCGTGGCGCCTGTCCATTCGCGTTTGCGCAAACCCTGGGCGCGAGCTCGGGTTCATGCGCCGGCACGCCGGCGGGTTCCTCCGAGCGCCTGGCGCCCGGGTTCCACCGCGAGGCAAATCAAGGGGTTACGAAGCCCATCTGACCCACGAGGTGCGCATAATACCCACTATGTTAAACGGATGTAACCGATTACACGGCCGTGGGAGCGATGCCGCGACCCAGAAAGTGCACTGCCGCTGCAGCGGGAGCGTCGCGCCGAGATAGCCCCCCCCTCGGGCGGATACGTCGGGATTGTTTCACGGGCGAGTCAATCGGGGGGTTTTGGGTCGGGGAGTTTGGCGGTGGCGGCGAGGTCGGCGGCCTGTCGTCGTCGGCGTTCGATTTCGGCGAGGGCGCTGGATTCGCCGGTGGAGCGGCGCAGGTCGAGGGCGTCGGGTGAGACGGGGTCGGCGATCTGGCGCTCGAAGCGTTCGCGGAAGGTGGCTTCGAGGCGGGAGGCGGTGAAGCGGTCGCGGTCGGCGATGCGCTTGGGGCCACCGGCGGCGTCGACGGCGCGGTGGGCGTTGGGGTCGAGGTTCAGGTCGGCCCAGGTTCGGTGGGTGCCGAGGAGGGCGTCGATCTGGCGGCAGGCGTCGGACCAGGCGGCCTTGGAGCGGGCGCGCAGGTCGCGGTTGGAGCGGGGGTGATCGCCGGGTGGTTCTGGCATGGTTCGGGCTCCTGATTTTGGACTCAGTCTCGACCCGGCCCCCTTGAGGGGGTTGGGGGTGTTCTTACTTCCTACTGACGGATCCATGACGGATAGGGCCTCTGTGAGAGGCGGTTGCGCGCTCTGTGAGAGGCGGTTGCCCTTTGGTCTAACCGCCGCTGAGAGAGGCGGTTGTTCAGGTTTCAACGGTAGCTGAGAGAGGCGGTTAGCTAAGTCGAGGCGGTAGGTTGAGGTGAGCTTGCCGCGAGAGACTTGGACGGGGATGAGCCACCCCTGAGAGACCAATTGACGCAAGACCCGTTGTACGGTTGCGCGGCAGAAGCCGGTATCGCGGCAGACGCGGTCGACGGACGGGAAGACGCGCGAGCCATCGGGGGCGGCATACCAGGCGAGCATGACGAGGATCGGCTTGGCGGGAGCAAGCAGGGGCGCCTGCAGGGCCAGGGTCATCTGCTCGATGCTCACAGGCTGGCGAGCCTTTCGGCGATATCGCGCTCCATGCGTTGGCAGGTCTCGAGCCAATGCTGTTTGACCTGGTCGAGGGTAGGCCGGTGGTCGAGGCTGGCGAGCTCCTCGGCGAACAGGTTTTTGTGCCATACGGCAACGCGCGTGGCTTCTGCCTGGGGA